TGGGCAATCGTTTAATAAAAGTGAAATAGATATGTCTAATGGAATTCAAATTGACGATAATTTTAATTGTTTGAAGACTAATGCTGGATTAAAAATATTATATAAAAGCTTTAATCAATTTCCTTGGCAAAGACCAAATAGTAATGAGGAATATATTGCAGTCAATACTTGGGAAGAAATTGATTCTATTTTAGACTTTTATAGAAATTATAATTGTAAAACACTAGAAAAGATAAGATAGAAGGAGGAGATTATTTTTGAAGGTTCTTCAAAATTTATACTATGTATATAAAATACCATCAAATAAAATTAAAAACTTAAAGAATTATACCTTCAAAGATGCTTCAAGGGATGGCTGTGTTGTATCAATAGGTGATAATTTAGTTTTTGCTAAAATAAGAGAATATTATGGTGAGACTGGAGACCATATCTCTTTATATAATAAAGTTCAAAATATCAGAAGAGAAATGAAAGATATTAAGAAATTACCTACCAGTCAAGAGAACATAGATAAAATTAAAAATTTACAACATCAACTAGATAATATGTTATTTATTGATGATATTGTAAATATAAAAGTAATGACTAAAAAAGAATATAGAGAAATTGCTAGAACTGGTTTTGATTTAAATGGAAAACATTATGTTAGATTTATGGTTGGTTCTGGTCAAATGAGAAGAAATACTGTAAGTTTTATCAATGAAGAATTATATGATTATATGCAAGAACATTTAATGTGTGGTCTTGATAAAAAAATCAGAAATATAAATCTTGCTAAGTTAAGTGCATATTTTGCATTATCATTCTCATCTGTATTATGGGTTAGAGAACCACGAGTTTGTGTTATTAAAGATTTTGATACAATAGTTCCTAATCAAAAATTAAATTTTATTTATAAAGATGAAGACGGAAATAATCAAGTTAAAGAAATATATAAAGATTTAAAATTAAATAGTTGTGATGGTCAAGGATTAATTAGTCCAGATATGGCATTTAATTGGGCTGAAGATATGCACCTTGATTATGTACCTTGTTCCTTTGTTGTAAGAACGGCATTTGTAAAAGGTAATTTAGTAACATTTGATTTTAAAGAATATGCAAGAGAAAATGGAATTACGACAATTAAAGATAGATATGGAACAGAATATAATATTAATGATATAGATGTTCTATTATCGGAAAGTCAATTTAAAATGGCAAAATATTATTCATCTTGGGAAGGATATTTAAGTTATCACCATTCTTATCATTTAAAATGGGGAGTTGCTAGATATAATAAACAATATGATGATGAATATGTATTAACTAATTATCAATATATTCAAGTTCTTAATTTGGATAGAGAAGATATAAAAGGTTTAGTATCATATACAACTGATTGGTTTAAAAATATATGTAGTGGCAATAAATTATATTCTTTAGCATATAATATTGGAATTAAAAATCCAGAAGATGATTTAGATAATATAGTTAATTCTTGTGGAAGTGCTTTTACTAAAGCAATTGTTAAGAATTCTAATATGTTAGAAGATGGATATGTTCAAAGAAAAATTTATAATTCTATAAAAGAATCTATTAGACAAGCTAAACTTGGACGTATATGGGTTAAAGGAAATTATCAATTTATGATAAGTGACCCTATTGCTCAAGTAAGAAGTGCTTTAGGATTAGAAGTTAAAGGAGCTTTGCAAGCAAATGAAATTTATTCAAATTTCTGGAATGAAAGAAATTATGATGGAGAAATTTGTTTAATGAGAAGTCCATTAACTCACTATTCAGAAATTAATGTTGAAAAAACAGCAAATACTGATGAAATGAAAAAATGGTATAGATATATTTATAGTGGTGTAATATATAGTATCTATGATATAGCGACAGTTAAACACGCAGATTCAGATTTTGATGGAGATATTGTATGTTCAACAAATAATCCTTATTTCTTAAAAGGTGCTATGAGAGATGAAATTCCAATTACTTATGAGAAAGAAATGGTTCCAACTCAAAAAGTCACATTACCTAATTTTATTAGATGTGATGTAAAAGGTTTAGATACAAAAGTTGGGCAAATAACTAATTATTCAACAAGTATGATAGCAATGTTGCCTTTATTTAAAGGAGAAGGACAACAAGAACAATTACAAGAAATGCAAAAGAGAATCAAATTACTTAGAGAAATACAAGGAGCGGAAATTGATAAAATTAAAGGAACGACACCTCCACAATTTCCTAAGGAATGGCGTTATTGGTTAAAAATAGATAAAGACGACGATGATATTACAAAGTCAGAAAAATATAAATATAATTCTATGGTAGTTAAAAAGAAACCATATTTCTTCATTTATTTATATCAAACATTAATGAAAGAATATAAACAATATGAAAAGAATTTTAATAGTATTAGTTATAAACATTTTGGTATGGCTATAAAAGATTTATTAAAGAAAGAAAATCGTAGCGAAGGTGAAAATAAACTTATTAGGAAATATAGAAAATATTCACCTGTTCTTGAAACTGATTGTGTAATGAATAATTTATGTAAAGAAGTTGAAAGTGCAGATTCTGATATTAAATATCATCCAAGCAAAGTTAGTTTATTATCTAATTTTGTTAATTATGATGAAATAGATGAAGATAAATTAAATAAACTAATGGATGTTTGTAAAACATATAAATCAGAAAAGCAATATAGAGGTTTTGCTGCTATGGTGGAAAATGAAGGTATTGCAGATGACGATATAAATGAGATAATGAATCAGGTTTTATATGGACATAAAGATAAATATAGAGAAGAAATAAGAAATATATTTAGCAATACAAAAGAATTATTTAACCATCTTATGATGATGTGTCAAAGAAAAGGAATGAATCACGATATTGTATGGGATATAATGGGAGACGACATAATAGATGTTATACCTATACAAAATCCAACCGTTTTAATTGAAGATGAAAATGGGATGGAATATTTAGGACAAAAATATAGTCTTCAGGAGGTAAGAAAAGATGCTAATATTTGATGAGAAAAAATATGCTAAAAATCTTTTAAAGAAAAAAGAATTTCAAACTTATAGACAAAAAGATATCGAAAGATATATTCTCATCAGATATTTAGCTAATGAAGGTATGTCTACTGAAGAAATAAGAAAAGAATTAGAGAAGTTTCCTTTAATAGGGTGTGAATATTTGGATAAAAAAGATGTGGATATAATTTATGAAAAGATTATTGATAGAGCTTTAAGTTATCCTCTAGTCACAGGAATTAATACAATGATTTTTAAAAATGAAATTGATGTTATCAATAGTGTTGAAGATGAAAATGCTCGTAATTTACTTTTTGTTTTATTAGTTTATTATAAGTGGGCGACAACACAACAACAATTATTTTTCTTTAGTAAACATAATAATGTAAAAATGGCTGTTACTAATGATATGGATATATGGAAATATGCTGGATTAATGAAATTGAGGGTCGCAGATAGATATAGATTATGTAATCAATTAATATTAAAAGGATTATATGTAGAGGATAATTTTAAATCTAATAATTATTTTTATCTACCTTTTGCTTCCGATGCTTATGGCAGTGGAGAGGTCGCAATTTGTATCAGTAATTATGATAATATTTTAGGAGAATTATATATTTATAATGACCCAGAGCATTATAAAAGATGTTCGGAATGTGGTGTTGTTATTAAAAAAACACGTTCTCCAAAAAAATATTGTGAGAGTTGTGCTAAAGAAATAAAGAACAAACAAAACCTAAGATATTACAGGGAAAACGTAGATTTAGGAAAAACCCAAACCGTTTTAAACCCCGTAAAATAAGGGAAAACAAATGTTCGAAAAAAGTATTATATATATGAATAAGAAAAACAAGTTTTGAATAAAAGGAGTTTTGATATGATTTTAGAAAGAAAAGAAGGAGAGACAGAAATTCAATATTTATGGCGAGTTGGTAAATTAGTTGAATCTGGTCAAGTTGGTAGTTGGAAAGAAATTACACCAATATTAAATAAACAACTTAGAGAAGATGATGAATATTATGATGAGTCTGCTTATCGTAAAAAATATCAAGCCGCTAAAAAGTTCTATGATGAAATTTTTTCTCAACAAGGTTGTGAAGATTTTAAAAAAGAACAAGAAGAATTACTGAGAGAAATAAAAAAAGAAAAGGTTAAATTAAGAGACGAGAGAACTGAATCTAATAGAGGTATTAGAATTGAAGCTCGAGTTGAAGATAAACTAGACTATTTAGAAGATATTATTTCTAAACAAGGTAAAGTTGATTATCAACCTTTAAAACCAGAAGAAAGAAAAGCAATACAAGTTAAATCAGACAATGATTTAGTTATTATGTTAAGCGATTTACATATCGGACAAACTTTTCATTCTGCTTGGGGTAATTATGATTTAGATATAGCAAAGGATAGAATGAATCAATATCTTAATAAAATTATAGAAATAAAAGATAGACATAATTCTGAAAATTGTTTTGTAACTTTACAAGGAGATATGATAAGTAATTCTATTCATAAAACAATTGCTATTACAAATAGAGAAAATGTAATTGAACAAGTTATTGAAGCTAGTGAAATGGTAACGGCATTCTTAGCAGAATTAAGTAAATATTTTAATAATGTTACAGTTGCAAGTGTAGTAGGTAATCATTCAAGAATAGATAAAAAAGAGGACGCATTAAAAGATGAACGTCTTGACACATTAATTGAATGGTATGCTAAAAAGAAATTAGAAGATTTTGACAATATTAAATTTGTTGAAGCTTTTGATAATACATTTACATCATTTGTGGTTAGAGATAAACATTACTTTGTTGTTCACGGAGATTATGATACTATGAACCAAGGGGGTTTGGCTAAATTAAGTATGATGGCTGGATATTTCCCATATTGTGTTTTATTCGGTCATAGACATTTCCCTGCGACAACAGAAATTAATGGAATTAAATTGGTTCAATCAGGAAGTTTACCTGGTTCAGGAGATGACCATACTATAGAATTAAGACTTAGTGGTAAACCATCACAAACAGTTTTAGTTTGTAGTGCAAATGGGATAGAATGTAATTATACTGTAGAACTCGTTTAGGGTTCTTTTTTTAGTGACGGGAGATAGCAGCCCCAGCCTAGCTTCGGCGACCTATAAGGTAAAACACAAAATAGAAGGCATTAATCTTGCCGATGAAAGTCGGCGGCTGCTAATTTGAAAGAAAGGTGGATTAGATGGCGACTAAAACTAAAACAGTTAATACAAGTCAGCCAAAAGAGCCAAAGAAAATCTGTCAATATAAAGATTGTGATGCTATGGGAAGATATCAATTAACTAGCAATTTTTATAAATCAAGAAACGTTTCTATTGGTTATCATCCTTGTTGCAAGGATTGTATTAATAATAAAATTGTTAACATAGATGATATGCAAACTGTTTATGATGTTTTGCAAACTTTAGATACGCCATTTATTCAAGAAATATGGACAGAGGCTTTAGCTGATGTTAATGAAAATTATATAGATAAATATTTAGATTTAATTAATAACACATATAAAACTAGATATGAAAATGCTAGATATAAAGATAGTGTTTATGAAAAAACATCTTCAATAGAAAAAGATGAAAATGGAAATGAAATAAAAGAGTGGAATGATGAATGGCAAGGTTACTATTCAAAAAGAGAGCTCTCTTATTTAAATAAATACTATCAAGATTTAAATAATGATTTTAAAATTATTACAACTAACCATAAGGATTATGCTAGAAGAATAGCACAAGCATCATTAATAATGAATGATACTTATAATGTTATGAGAGATAATCCTGATGATAAAGATGCGGTTAACGCATATAACACTGCTGTATCAAATTTTGATAGGTTATCAAAATCGGCACAATTTGCCGAGAGTCAAAGAAGTGCTAGTGATGTTTCACTAGGATGTTTTGGTAAAGTTTTTGATGCAGTTGAAAAACATAATTTTGTGCCTAAACATATACCAGAAGATAAAGATATGTTTGATAAGATTATAGACCAATTTATGAATATAAATAGGAGTTTATAATTATGGCAGTTAATGTCAAAAAAGTTCGTAAAGGAGTAGAAGCACAAAAAACGTGGGGATATGACAATATGGATTCTCCATTAAGTTATGACCCAATTAATGCAGAAAAAATAGATTACGAAGAATGGACTAAATTCTTATCTTATTATAGATATTATGTTGATGAATTTGCCGTTGATATTTTAGGTATGACAAATTTATTCCCATTCCAAAGATTGTTGCTTAGAGCAATGGGAAGATTTCCAAATATAATGTTTATAATGTGTAGAGGTTTAACAAAATCATATATCGCTGCAATATTTATTACTTGTATGGCAATATTATATCCGGGTATGGCTATTGGTATTGTATCAGGTAATGGTAACCAAGCAAGAATGGTTGTTAAACAAAAAATTGAAGGCGAATTATGTAAAAATGAAAATATTAAAAGAGAAATATCAAATATAAATACAGGACAAGACAATTGTATTGTTCAATTTAAAAATGGTAGTTCTATTAGAGCTTTCACTTTAGGTAATAATCAAAAAGGTGATAGTTCCAGAGGATGGAGATTTCAATTAATATTGGTTGATGAAGCTAGATTGGTTAAAACTGAGGCATTAAAAGAGGTTTTAATACCGATGACAAAAACGCCAAGAGAAAATGCAATCGAACTTAAGAAGAGATTTCCTGAAGCACCATATGAAGAAGGTAGAATGGTATATATATCATCTGCGTGGTTGAAGACTTGTGATTTATATCAAAGATTTTTAAACTTTTATAGTCAAATGACATCTGGCGATAAAAATTTCTTTGTTGCAAGTTTAGATTATAGAGTTGGTATTGATGCTGGATTATTTACAGAAGAAAATATGATGCTTGAAAAAAATGACCCAGAAATGACATTAGATAAATGGGCATATGAATATGAAGGACGCTTTGTCGGTAGTGCTAATGATAGTTACTATCCTTATGATATAACTTCTAAATGTAGAGTTATTGATAGATGCGAATTAGAGCAACCAAAAAAATGTCAATATGCTTATATCGTTACTCACGACGTTGCCGTATCCGGTAAATCTGGTTCGGATAATGCGTGTACGCACGTTATAAAATTAGTACCAAGAAAAAATGGTACATTTACAAAGCAAGTTGTATTTACAAAAACAATGAATGGTGCAACTTTAAAAGAACAAAGAGATTTCTTAAGGGAACTTATACATATAAGATTTCCTAATACTGAGAAATTAGTAATAGATGCTCAATCTGCAGGTCAAGGTTTATTATCTTTATTAGAAGAACCTTGGACGGCAAGAAATGCACGAGGAGAGGTTGAAGAATTCCCTCCATTAATTTGTGACGATGATGATGAAGGACAAATGTTACTTCCAGATGCTAATCCTATGATAAGAGGAATTACAGCAACACAAGAATTCAATAGTACATTTTATCCTTATATGAAAACTGGATTTGAAGATGGAAGTCTTCAATTATTAGTTGATAGTAGTGAAACCGACGAAGAATATAAGAGTGGTAAATATAGACCCGAAGAACAAGTTATTCACGTAGAACACGATAATTTAGTTCAAGAGTTAAGTAATATTAAACAATCATATTCGGAGGGTGGTAAAATCATCTACACGAGAATAGTAAAAAGTAAGAAAAGAGACCGTGCTACAAGTTTAATGTATGGATTATCTGTAGTATGGGAATATGAAAAACAAGGTAAAGCGGATATGTATAAAAAAGAAGTAGACCCTTTATCATATTTAAAAAAGTATATTTATTAAGGAAGGTAGGTGAATAAGATTGAGTAATAGTAAACAAACTAAAAAATTAACTGAAAAACAAGTTACAGAAGTTTTGCAAGCATTAGATTATGCTTTAGATATTAGAGATGCTCAAATGTTAAATGGGACTTTTGATGTTCAAGCATTTTCTAAAGGTATGATAGAAGCTGGAGCTTTTACTCCATATACACAAAATGAAATAATGAAAAGACTTAATATTGCAACTAATAAAACTCCAAACGGAGAAGATATAGAAAAAGCATTATCTAACCCTATGGAAAATGAAGGTAATATAGTTAATTATGGACAATCTTATTATTTTAGTAGTTTAATGTATAAAAGAAATCAAGAATACTTAGCTAACCTGCCTGCATTTGATTTAGAAATTTCTTGTATGAATGCAAAACCAGAAGATTATAATACAAATAAATATAAAAATGATTATGAAGAGATTAAAAAATTTATCAACGCATTTAATTATAGAGAACAATTTAAAAATGTTACTTGGAATATAGTAATGAATGAAACTTACTATGCTATGTTTAGAGAGTTAGGAGATAAATCTGTAATTCAAGAATTCCCATCACAATATGCAATGATTACTGGTAAATGGGAATATGGTCTTTTATACGATATAGATATGAACTGGTTCTGTCAAGGAGAAGTAGATATCAATTGTTATCCTGATTGGGTAAAGAAAAGATATACTGAAATGTTTGATGGAAAGAAAATCAAACCTTATATACCAAGTAATAAAATTAATAAGAGAACTGGAAGTTTTGCATTGTGGACACAAACTGACCCAGCTGATGGATGTTGGGTATTTAAGTTTAATCCTAATCATAACTTACAAATTCCATTCTTCTCAGGAATGTTACCAGAAATGGCTGCTATTCCAGTAATGAGAAATCTTCAAATCAATCAAAGTATGGCTGCTGCTAGGAAATTATTAGTATCTTCAATTCCATATTTAAATGAAAAGAAAGCTGCTAGTGTTGCTAATCAATTAGCAATTGATGCTGATACATTAGGAAAATTCATCGGTTTAGCAACTCAAGGGTTAGAAGCTGCTATTAAAGTTTTAGCATTACCAACTGAAGATATTAAAGGAGTAGAATTTAAAAATACTGATAATGACACATATGAAACATTTATGAGTATTACAAGTTCATTATTAAGTGGAGGTAAAGTTATCTTCTCTACAAGAGAAAATCAAAATGCAATAGAGAGTCAATTCTCTATAGATATAGATAGAATGTTGGTTAAATCTATATATCCACAATTTGAAAATTTCTTAGAATACTATGCAAATAGACATACTAAGAAATTTAAATGGAGTTTTAGATTTGTTGGAACAAATGATAAATTTGACAGAGAAGCTAGACAAGATGAAGCATTTAAATATGCTGATAAAGGTGTTGTATTACCAAATAAAATAGCATCTTCATTAGGTTTAAATAAAATTGAACTTGAAAGAGAACTTGAAGAAATGAATGCAAGTGATTTTATTGATAAGTTAAGACCTATGATAAATATTTATACTCAAGGTAATGTAACACAAGGTTCGACTCCAAATAAAGGAGCTGGTAGACCTTTAAAAGATGATGGAGACTTAACTGATAGTGGAGAAGAAACTAGAAGTAAAGGTTCTAATATAGAAAAAGGCGGAAATCAATAGAAAGGGGAGTTATATATGTTTATAAGTAATATTAAAGATATGAATTTCTCTAATGTATATACTTGTGGTAAAACAATTGGTAACTTCCTAATTAAAAAAGGTTTTCCTTTATTAGGTAGAGACGGAGATAAAATGAAATTCTCTAATACCAAAGAATTGCAAGAAGTATTATCTCATTTACCTGTCAGATTTGAAATATTAAGAAAGGCAGGGGTTATAAATGGATAATAAATTAGAAAAATTCTCAATTGATGTCGCTAGTTTTGAAATAGTTCCTGAGGAATATTCTGATAGTCAATTAGCCGTTGTAGAAATCTATGTATGTCACGATGGTAATAATAGACATAATGTTCCTATTACAAGGGAAGCTTTAGTAAGAGCTAAAGACACATTAAAGAATAAATTTTTAGTTGCTGGTTTTGACGGAAATGATTTTGAAGGTCACGAACCAGATGAACAAATAGTAGGGTTCTTCCCTGAAAGTTCAAAAATGAAATTTGAAAAAAGAAAAGGGAGAACATATTTAGTTGCTCAAGCTATAATGTCTAAAGTATATGCAAATTGGGCTTATGAGATATTTAAAGAGAAGGGTAATCATAGAGATGTATCTATGGAAATTACAGTTCTTGCGGGGCAAGTAGATGAAAATGATAACTTATTAACTATTGAAGAATTTGTCTTTAATGGGGTTACCATTTTAGGATTAAACCACGTACCTGCCTGTGAAGGCAGTAGTGCATCTATAATCAAATTCGACTGCGAAAATGCACTAAAAGTATATAATGAACACCGTGATAATACAATTGTTACGGAATTTTCAGGAAAGGAGGAAAAAGGTACAATGGATGAAACTAAAGAAGTAGAAGTAGTAGAAGAAGTTAAAGTTGAAGCAGAAACAAAAGAAGAAGTTGTTGAAGAAGAAACTAAAACTACTGATGCTCAAGAAGAATCATCTAAAGAAGACGACGAAACTATGTATTCTGAAGATGATAAAGAATCTGAAGATAATAAATCAGAAGATGATGAAGA